TCTCGCCTTCTTTACGTCCACAAGGCTTACCTGTACGGACGTCTACCCACTCCTCCTTAAACCATCGTTTAAGGTCTGCGCCTTTCTTAGTCTTACGAACCGCCACGGGACTTATTCCCCCAGTTCTTAGCGCCGACTTTACGGCACTTGGCTATTGCGCCAGAAGCATAAGCAGAGGGGAAAACTTTGTAGCGAGCCTTAACCTTACGGTAACACTCGTCTTTTACCGGACCGCCGTCTTTGTAACCCTTTACTTTAAGACCCGTGCGGACTTTTCCCATGCCTTTGCATTTAAGCATACTTACTTAAACCCGCGGACCGCGCAGCCGCCTTTAGCCATTTTACGGACAGGGCCACCGACCTTCATGCCTTTTACCGCACAACCGCCTTTAGCCATTTTCTTAGGCTTAACTTCGCCGCCATACATCATACCCATGGCTTCCATTTTGCGAGGACTGCATTTCATAACCTTCTCCTAACCTAATATCATCATAACAACCGCGACTAATGTCGCAGAAAGTTGACTAGCTATACCGGCTAAAATCATCCAGTTCTTGTTCCGCAGATCACGTATATCATCTTCCATATGGTCAAGATGATTATTCTCAATACGGTGCAAAATAGTTTCAACGACGGCCATCTGGCGCTTTACGTCGTTTACTTCCTTCTCTAAATGATCGCTACTTACCATTTCTTGCAACTCCAGTAACGTGCAGAGAACTTGTCTTTTGCCGTATCGCAGTTATGGCGTGCTCTAAAATTAGCACGCCTTTCGGGTATGTTCTTTTTGATGGTCATATTAGGGTCACCAAAACGAACTAGTTTTACGTCATCGCCTTTCTTAGCCAGAACTGCAAACTTTTTGCTACCGCCGGACGTCCTTTTCGGCTTGTTATAGCCGGAAAAAGTTTCTCCGCGGTAGCTAAGACGCCCTGAAGGGCTTCGTTTTACGGCCTTAGTACTCGCCATTTCTACGCACCAGTGTAGTAAATGTTTACAGAGCTTATGTTTTCTACCCGGATGTAAATACCTAGTCGGGCCAACATGCCTTCATCAGGCACGTTAAAACCGTTAAAAAACGTATCATTAGCCGAAGTATGCCACGACGCTAACCACTGAGCGTCATAACCATCCGTTGTGGAATGTACGTAATAACAAGTCTTACCCGCAGCTATAGTGCCGCTGTTAATATCGGTTAGCGTAAAAGTGTCTGCGCCCGTAACCGTGATTTCATAATTACCCGGAGTGGCAATAGCGCCAGACGTAGTCAGGAACGTTATTCCGACTTTGTCCCCCGTGCTTAAACCATGCCCCACTTCAGTAACGGTTACGGTGGTTCCAGAACGACCATAGGTAGCTTGAACAGGAAGAGAATCTGTATCCCAAATATCAAGAATCCCGGCGGACGTTGTACCAACTAAGTCCAAAGCTTTTACGCGTGCGCGGTAGTTGGTTATATACCCGCTTCCGTGTAAATGCCCGGATCTAATATTAGATCCTGCCATGAGTCACCCCCAAATTAAGCCAAGTTAGCGTTCTGGATGTACATCACAGTGACATCTGCTACACCCGCTGTACCGTCTTCGTCGGTCGCTGCAAAAGTAGAGATAACTTGAATGTCTGTAGTGCCTACGTCGGTAGACACAGAAGTCATAACGTCACTAAAAGTAACACCTGCGGCTTGAACACTAGTCGCGCTGAGGAAAGCATCCGCATCGGCAGAGGTTCCAACAGAAACGGTAGACGCCGTGCCGTCATCGTTAGCGGTAGTGACGTTAAGAACAACCGAAATAATCTTTGAGTTGGCTGGAATGGTTGCAACCGTGGTGGTTTGACCATCCGCACCTGTTGCGGCAATAACCGCGGCTTGAGCCATACTGACAAAACCAGAGTTAGCTACGTCGGTGCCAACGGTTGTACCAGTGGTGTTTCGAATTGTACCGGCCTTAATAGGACCAGAAAAAGTAGTAGTCGCCATGAAGATCTCCTGTCGTGGCTAGTGTCAGTCGCGGGATGCGACTGTCAGGGACATTTGTAAGATACGATAAAAAAAGGGGCAGCACAAGCCACCCCTTTTCCACACAAGACCTAAATCTTATGAACCGCTACCGTACACAGCACGCCAATCTGAGACGCCGAAGCTGTAACGCTCACGGGCCTTGAATCGCATGTTGCCAGTATCGAAGTCGCCTTCCATCGCAGTCTTAAGAGGAGTTCTGTTGAACATCTTAAAACCGTTAGGAGCATCAGTCTTGATGAAGAAGTTGTCTGGGTCTGTCAGGAAGTGGTTAACCACCGCACCGTCAGGAATCATACCCATAGACTTAGTCGCATTGATGTCGTTATCGGCAGTGCCGGGACGCAGGTTAGAGTTGATTACTCGCTCTGCAATAAATTGCAGCTCTTTAGGAATAATCATCTTCATGCCACGTACGGCAATCTTAAGACCACGCTCATCTGTCAGACCCGCGATGTTAATGAGCATTTGCTCAAGAGACGTCTCGTTAAGGTCTGCGGGTGTAGCCAAAAGATTTGACTGGTTACCCGATAAAGATGGGTGTGACGCAGAACAAAGAGCAGCGCCGTCACCTACAGGTGCCGAGGCATTGAACGCGTTGTTTAACACAGAAGCAGCTTTAATTTGCTTAGTCTGTGACATAGAACGAGCAAGAGCACGAGTGTAACGAGCTGCAAGACGATCATAAAGATTGTCCTCAACCGCTTCCTCAGTAATGCTGAATGCCAAGGCAATTGTCTCGTGAGTGTAACGTGCAGTAAATGTTTCCTGCGCGTCATCAAACGAGATAGAACCACCCTCTGACTTAACAGGGGCGGTGCCAAAACCTGACAACATCACTTCCTCTTCAAATGCACGATCTGATGACTCTTCGTCAAAGATCTCTGCATGCTCATTTTCGTAACGATCGTACTCCATCCCGAACAAAGCATTTAGTCCGGGTTCCAGCTCTTTCGCTAGTTGTGCGCGAGATATAGCCATGATTTAGCCCTCTTAAATGCCAGTGGTTAATGAAGTGGTTTGAGAATCAAACCGCGATGCATTGGAGTTGAAGTGAGCGTTAAAGCGAACCTTCAGTGGGATACCCGCTGCGGTGTAATCGCTGTTCGCCTCATCATCTACAATGCCTACAATACGCAGAGGTAAAGTTGCTGTAGTAGCAACAGTGCTTACGCCCAACGCAGAGGTAGAGTTACCATTGTCTGTAGAACCCGCTTGAGCAGAAGTGCCCAAAGACGCGTTTGAAAACACGGTAGCTAGAGCAGTTGCTCGGTTAGTCAGGCTTGCATCCGAAGCAACTTGGAAAATTTGATTCGGATTATCTGCAACGTAAGCTTTAACGGGATAGTTTGTATCCACGCTTACGCCAGCAGCGCCCGGCCAGTAGTTTAGCCACACAGGCTTTTTCTGGACAGAGTCTTGATATTCAACACCCATCAGGACACCTAATGCTGCGGTAGTACCGCCCGCTGTATCTGCTGCACGAGCAATTACACCGTCACTAGTAGGAACAACAATTCCATACTGAAAAATAGCATTAGCGTTGTCAGAAGCGATTTCGTACTCGGTTACACCAGTACTGTTTACGCCGCTGCCAACAAGCCCAATAGGACGTAAACCATAGGCAGTTGCTTGATTTGCCATGATGTATTTCTCCTAAAGGAGTGGTCTACTCTTTACGTGGACCACCAAAAGTTACACGAGATTGACGATCGGGTTTATTGATCGCCATGGTTGAGTGAGCATTTTCTCGCATCATGTCGTGATCGACAGCATCCATAAGATCTTGAGTTTTACCGGAAAAATACGCAGATCTTTCCGCCAAAGTTTCTACTGGAATGCGTGCAAGTAAAAGTCCTCCAACGCCAAACACACCTTCATATTTACCTGAATCTACCACGGGTGCTTCAAAATCGGGGTACTCATCGGCTCTTACAAGCTCATACCCTTCTCTCATACGCGCAGAAATGTTCTTGCGGTCGTCAAAACCACGAACCTCTGTACGTATCCACCGGTGCGTGTACCCTTCGGGTGCAGGCGGTGCATCTAACATGGATGGGGGAGCCCAAGGCTTACGCCGGTGCTCTTTCTCCCTGCTGTCTTTAGCGCGAGGAGCACGATCGATACCTTCAAAACCTTGTTTCTTAGCAGTCATAATCGTCTCCTTATTTGACATATTTCGCGTATTCTTCGAGTGGCACGTTCAGCTTCTTCGCAATAGCGACCTGGCTTGGCGTGAGTTTTACTTGTTTGCGCCCGTTTGACGAACTTGTGCGGGATACGCCAGCGACAGTTTGGGCGGTTCGTCGCTTAGCCCCGGTATCTGAAAACTTGTGAGGGAACTCCCCTCGAATTCTCTTATCTAGCTCATCATAATAGTCATCGCTCGTGGGGTCAAATGCTTCATCAACAAGTTGTTTGTGTATCCCATATGCAGCAAAGGTCATGGTGTTGTCGTTACCAAACCATTCATTCTTTTCCGCCCACTGCTCAGCGCGTGGATCAGGCTTTGCCGCTTGTTGTTGCGGTTGCTGATACGTTTGTTGTTGCGCTTGTTGTTGCGGTTGCGGTTGCTGCTGTTCTTGCGGATTACGACGAGCTTGCATACGTTTGGCTTCTTCTAATTTAGAAGAGGCAAACTGAAGCTCGGTAAGCTTTTGTTGGGCCTGTAAAGTTGCATCGGGGTCTCCTACCGCTATGGCACGCTTAAAAGCTTCTTGAGCCGACGCAGTCTCCGCGTTAATACGGCCGCCATATTCGGTCAAATAGCCTTGATCCACCGCGGTGAGCTTAGCTTTGATGCTATCTGCTTCACTTTGCACGCCTTGTGCATACTTAATAGCTTCTTCTTTTTGACGCTCAGCTTCTCGCATCTTTTTAGTAAGACGGTCTATGCGTTTTTTAACACTTTGAGAATACTCTTCGTGTTCGTCTTCGTCTTCGGATTTAGATAAGGCTTTTTCTTCGGGTTGATCAGAAACATCATCTATTTCAACCTCTTGGCCCTCAAAACCCTCACCTACTTCTATGTCTACAGTGCCGTCATCAACACTAGTTTTATTTTCTTCACTCATGCCAGGCTCCTTTAAAAGCTAATAATATCTTCGGGATCGTCAATTGTTGCCAAAATCTCATCGTCGTTAAGAAGACGAACTTCGCCCCCTTCTATGCGGAATCTAGAACCCGCATAACGAGCAAAAACGACCCAATCCTTTTCTTTACACCACGGTCCATCCGGAAACTTGTCTTTATCTCCATATGCCAGAGGCCCTTGCTTTAAGACATACCCGACAACAGTTTGAACTTGGCCTTCATCCAAACTCTTATTTGTGAGGATAATACCCCCATCAGTTGTGGCTTTTCCGCGGTAAGGAAGGATAAGCATTCGCCACCCGGTAGGGTTTGGCATACGCTCTATCATAGATTTATCAGCTTTGGTGGGGTCTAGAATGCGGGCTTTAGAATCGACGTACATGCTTGCTACGCCTTCGGTTTCAGCTTGAGCTACTTGCTCTTGCTTAACTTTCTTTTCCGCTTCTAGTTCTTTGGCTAAATAGCCAGGCACTTCAATCATGTATATGCTCCTGTTTTTCTAGCAGGTCCGAGAGTTCCTGTTGGATATAGTTCAAAGAGTTTAATTCGCCCATCAAAGACGAATACTGCTCCATTGAATTTATTCCATTATTTTCGAGTACGTCTAACACGTTACGTTTGCGCTCTTTGATTATCCTTTGGATAAACTGAACGATGTAAATGTCCTCCATATCTCCTCCGTATAGGACAATCCTATATCATCGGAGTATATCGTATACTTTGGGTATTAGGAACAAAAAAGGGGCTAGAACACCCCTTGGAAGCGTTGCTTTGCGCGGACAATGGGACTAAAAGCTTTTACAGCTCCGCCATTAGCCATTTTTTTAGCTTTTCCCGCTTTAGACAAGGCTATCGCCACAGATTGATCCTGGGGATAACCTTCGTCTTTAAGCTTGCTAATATTCGAACTGATAGTCTTTTGACTATTACCACGCATTAAAGGCATGACGTTCTCCTAGCAAATGTGGAAATCACCGCCACGAAGCATAGCGCCCATGCCACGACTCTTCCCAGTTGTGCAAATACCTTTTTCGGTATTAGGCGTTTTTTCTGCTTTAGCCGTAGCATACGGTATGCGGCCTTGACCTTTTATGTCCGCATAATTTGTGGCTTTCGGAGCTTTTCCGGGGGCCGTTCCGTTAACTTTTACTGTTCTCATGATTGAGTTCCTCTGTTAGTACGTAATCGTAACAATTCTCTTTCAGCCTGTGCGTTTAACCGCTGAGCTGTCATTTGTTCCTGGCTTTGTAGCCTATCATCAAACTGACGACTACGTTCCATCATCTTCTGTCGCTCTAAGTCTAGCTTAGCCTGACTCTCTTGGATATCCGCCATAGTCGCTTGCTCTTTAATGCCGATTTCCTTCTCTTTGAGCGCAATCAACGGATCCGGGCCTTGCTGTTGTTGCTGACCTTGACCGGCTATCTGCATGCTCAACTGACGTACATTCTGTAGCTCTTGAGCAATGTTTTGCGCGATCATCATCTCAATTTCGAGCATTTGATCATCGTTAGGCGGTTGTCCCTGGCTTTGCTGCATAAATTGCATCATGGCCATTTCTTCCGACTTGATCTTAACGTGCTCCGTTACATGCTTTTGCAAAGCCATAATTAACGAAGGCGTCTGTGCGGCAATCGGTGATGCACTAAATAACAAATGCGACATGATATGCGCGTCATGGTTCTGGCCATCGAACGCTTTCATATCAACATTTTCCAAGGCATCAATGTGCTCCTGAGCCGGATCTTTAGGAATCGGTTGTTCCGTACTAGGCTGATTTAACAACTTATCTACGTCTTTTACGCCCAAAGCATCATACATACGACGGAACGCTTCATGCATATTGTGCATTTCAGGCGCTTGAGTGGCCATTTGTAGCTGAGATTGCGCCAGGGCAATGCGCTGCGCCTGAGAGAAGATATTAGGGTTTGAAACCGGAATTACGTCTACACGATCATCAAAATCAGACGCCATAACCGTCTCATCACCGCCTTCCACAGAGAAAGGATATTCCTGGGGCAGAGATTCATGCATTACCCGGGTCAAAAGTTTAAATTCTTGACGCATGGCGTAATGCAGGCGTTTATGTACCGCACTCATCACGCGGCTACCCTGCTCAAGCATGGCTACCGTCGTACCAACCGCGGCATTTTGGTTGCCATCGCCTACTTTCAGATCAGTAATAGTGGCAAACCGCTTACCCGCATCAACCACAAAGCCTAATAGTTGAAATAAAACCGTATCTGGGCCTTTAAACGGTAAAGGCATTAAACTTTCACGGATCGCGCCGCCTGGAGCGTCTACATCACGGAATTCTCCAGGTTGTAGGGGCTCCGAATCGTCCCGTATACGCATGCCACGCGCTTTAAAGCCCGCGGGCAGGTTAGATAGCGTGCCTGCGTCGATAAGCTGCCTAAGCGCCGCTGTAGCGGTCCTAGAAAGACCGCCTATTGTGTGAATTAAGCCTAAACCGTAGAAACCAAAGCCCGGTAAGAACTTATAATGCACAAAATATTGTATTTTCTTGCGATCTTCGTCGTCTTCCGCGTAATTTCGACGGACAGAAAGCACTGTGCCACTGTTTTCGACTACTGTGACGATATAAGGCAGTTTTATGCCTGTTGCTTCACCTTCTTCATCCGTGTCTTCAAACCCTTCAAGGTCCAACTCTACGTGGAATTCTAATAAAGTAACGTCATAATCAATATTCGAGGCATGCATACCTTGAATATGGTCTTGCTCGTCTTCTAACTCGCTAGAAGTATTCTGACCAGGCAAGACGGGAACGTCTAAGTAAAAACCAGACACTTGTAACTTGCGCAATTGGTTTAAAGGCATGGATAACACGTGAGTTATACACGGGCAGCTCTCCAAGCTAGACGTTTCGTAAGGCACCACCAAATGTTCTGCGGGTACAAACTTACTTACCGCTCTGTTTAGAGCTTCATCAAAGTAAACTTTTTTAAACGTAGACCCCGCCAACGGTAAAAAGAACAACATTTGATCGAAATCAGGCGTGTACTCTTCCATTACATTAGTAATGTAATAATTCATAAACTCTTTAACACGACGAGCTTGCTGCTCTTTCTCCCTGGTCGGCGCGCCTAGTACAGAGGTGCGTACAGGGCCGTCCGGGGGCAGCAGCTCGTTAAACGCTTGCGCTTGGAACTGGGTCGCAGCTTCGGCTAAAAGGGGGTGTGTGACGCCTGTGGAGCCTCTAAAGGGCAGCGTACGCTCCTCGTACGTGAAACCTAGCAAGTCTAAGCCATCTCGGTACGCATCTTCCCAATCTTGACGTGACGCTTTATTAGAGTCGTACTCGCCCATAAGATTGTTAGCCATACCGCCGAGGAAACCTTGGTCCATTTCTTCGGCAAGGTTACGGCTAAAATCGCCTTCGTCTACGTCACGCATGGATGGATCAAAGTCTATGATCACGCCACCGTCTTCGTCTTCAATAATCTCTATGTCCATACCTTCGCTAGGCATGGGCTCCATAGCGTTAGGCGCGGCAATGTCCATCTGATCCTCAATGGAAAGCTCTATCGGGTCCTCCCGACGCTCCATCATAGGCGTTATGCTGTCACCGTTTGCCATCTTAGTTACCTTTGCGGTTTGTTAATGTTCCACGTGGAACATATTATACTTCAGGATCGATTCCAAAATAATCCAACATGTCCGAAGTGCCGATGTTTTTAAACTTTTTATAAGGTTCTTGAAGGTATTGAGGTAAATCTTGCGGGAAAACCCCTACTTCATCAAACAAAGTAAACAAATTATCGAAATCTTTGGCTTGGATTGCCGAGTTTTGAGGTCCATACATGTGCTTAGTGGGCTTAGGACGATCCGGGTCTGAGTAATCTATCTCTACCGTCACGCGTGGTCGACCTGTCTGATTGTTCCTAAGTGAAAATACGCCCGCGCGGCCAGACTCAATTGCTTTACGTCCGCCTAAGTTGTAAGAACCGGGCTCAGCATAGCCGCCAACAGAGTGGTCCATTAACGCACCTTCTAACTTCGTATACAACGGATTAGTTATCTTGAACCACGAGTCTTTATCTAAATCTACAACCCTATCAACACCTTTTTCTAGCAAAAACTCTGGATCCGGCAACGGTCCCTGTAAGATTTGTTGCACGGCTATAGGAGTGGCTGGAGCTTGCTCTAGTTGATTTAACCTTTGATTTTCTAATTCTTCAGAAAAATTACGCATTGTCTTCACGTCTTTTGCTTCAACGCTTTTTTGCGCGTTAGCTATGATGTCCGGGAAAGACATGTTCTTAAGTTTTTCCGGAGAAAGCGTCATGATTCCTTGAATTGTTTCTTCCGGAAGAATTACGTCCAAAGAGCTGCGAGATAATCCGTAAGGGTAAATATCGTAAATAGCCTCGCCTTCTTCCAGAGCCCTACGTAAAGTTGGGTTTTCCAACATTTCTGGAGTAAGGTCTTCAAGGTCTATTGGGCCCATAGCAGGCTGATTTTGAAAGGCGGGTCTAACCCCTTCTGCTTCCATTTTTGCCGCCTGCTCTTCCACTAGACCTTTTCTTGCCGACCTATAACCCTCCTCAGGTAAATTAGCCTCGCCTCGTATATTGGTCGCCCGGTCATAGGCTTCTTCAAATTGCATTAAAGCGGGAGAGTTAGCTTTAGACGGGTCTGTCTTTGCTTCGGCGTAATCTTTTCTAGCCTGCATCAACAAATCCGAAGGAATTATATAGTCCGGACTAAGCTCAAGACCTTCGACGTTAGGGTCTATCTGTCCCTCTAGAATTTTTAGTTTTAACGGATCAGACCCGGTTCCAAAAGACTTCTTAAAGTAGTTCTCGGCACGCTTAGCAATATCCATGGCCAGCTCTTCGTCCATACCCGCTTCAACAAGCATTCTTCCGTAATTAGCGGGAATTGTTTCTTGGCCCGCTTCCGAATAATAAGACGGCTCATTAAACATATTAAAACGAGGACTAAACGGGTCTTCTTCGGGACGCATGGGAACAAACACCCCGCCTTTTGGCTTAGCCGCCATACCTGCCATGACATCTGCACCAATGTCTACGCCAGGCATAGCTGAACCACCACCCATGGTTTCCATAGCAAGCTCTACGGCTTCGTCAGGAGTGACGTCTATCCCTTTAGCTGCGG